TTAATTAAGCCTTTTACCAAATTCATCTTCAATGCCTGTTAATTTACCACAATCATTGCACTTATAACATTTTATATCATTTGTAGTATTGGTTATCGTCGTCCCTTTTTTGCAGCATATAGATAAAATAGGGACGACGATTATACCGTATTTCTTTTCTTTGCTTATTTTTGTGTTTTGTCCCATTTTATAAAGTTATTTAATTATTCGTAGTTTCTCATGTTTTTCACCTGTCCTTTAGATTTGCAGTATTCCTTCTCGGGCTTGTTTTCTTGCTTGTGGTTTTTTCCCTGGCACTAACCCTTTCCTTCCACTCATCTTTGGTTATCTCCTTTACAGTCATTCTACTTTCATCTACCGCAACAAAGCAAGCCATTCCTGACGATACTCCTACACCATCTCGTTGCGCTACGGGCGTTATTCTCATAACCCCGGCTTCTTCTTCATCTGGTATTTTACAGAGCGCAAAAGCCGCATGGCAGTTAGCGGCTTTTCCGAAGTCCTCAGCAAAATCGGTCATTGTAATTATTTTTTGGCTTACTGCTCCCTTGCTGACTTGCGAAAGTCCGATACCAAAAATGCCCGATTTCTTTTGCAACTTGATGGCATCAAAATAAACAGCCTGTATCTTTAATCTTTTTTCGGTTATTTTATAATCATTCGGATTCATCAGATCCAAGTAGTCGTAGCAGATTATATCCGGCTCCCACCCGTGTTCTAATTTCAATCTCTCGAGTTCGGCTTCCACGTCTGCTATTGTATTTGAATTGGCAGGATAGAAGTCGGCTTTAAATTCACCTCCCATCGCTTTAAACCTGCCCACCATTTCTTTTAAAGTATCGTCAAGTTCACCCGATGAATACTCTGACCAGTTAGCTCCCAGCATTGATTGATAGAACCTATCTAGTATCTTACCCTCACCGTTCTCGCAATCTACGTAGTAAACGTTCTTACCGTCTCTAACGTAGTTCATTGCTACATTGATAAGCGTTCCTGTCTTAAAGGACTTAGGAGCTGCCATGAGTATAACAAGCTGAGGGCTGTAAAATCCGCCTGTAGAGGTCATTCTATTGAGTTGTCTCAAGTAAGTTGGACTTCCTTCTATGATTGTTCTCTTGCCTTCGCCATATTGCCTAAGAGCAAAGATACCTCTATTGTCTTCCTGTTCGAAATCGTTATCACCGATTCGTTTAATATCTGAAACCCTCGTAAATACATCTTTAATAATATCCTTGTCACCTGTTTTCAGCTCTGAACCCTTCTCGATGAATAATTCCTTCATCAACCTAGCTTGATATTCTTGAATTATTATCTCACGTATTTGATTGGTATTAGCTGTGAATGGTCTGTAGATTTCTTTTATCTCTTTTTCCACCTCTTTATAAACATCCGATAAATCCCCACTCTTAGCTTGTCTTATCTCCCTATCGAAAAACTCAAGCATATTGCCGATACTAGGCTGAGAATTGTAGCGTTCATCAAATGTTTGCAGTAAATCAAATACAGTTTTAGTGACATCTAAATCAAAGAGCTCGCTGCCTACTGCCTGTATATATTTCCTAGCTTCCTTTCTTTGAACAAGATATTTAATCATCTCATTCTGAAATTCAATTTTCATATAATTTGTTTTTAGTTAACCCCGTATTCTTTACTATCTAATCCTTTGTTAATGCCTGTTCCCATTCCTTTTCTAACCACATAAGCACCCTCTCTAGGTTTCAATTCTGTCTTACCCAGAAACTCCGTATAAACTTCTTTCGTACCGCCCTCGTTATTAGGCTCTTTTCTTATGGTATATTTAGCTGTGTAGTCTTTAATCTCTTGTATTTGCTCTTCGTTTAACTGCTCCAGTAAATCATACTCCACAGTTCCTTGCTCGAATAGGCAAGTTCTATACGGCATGGACACAAAATCCAACAGTTTTGAGTAGTAAGAATCACCAATACCAATCTGTATAAGTTGATGGGAGTGCTTTTTCTTGCTCACGTTTTCGCCTAATAAAATACCTAGTACCCTATCTATGTTCAATCTAACATTGAAATTGCCTTTAGGCAGTTGTGCAAGAATACCTCTATCAAAGTTAGAAATCATTTTTACAGATACGGGTTTATTGGTAAAAATTGGTAGTATTGCTTTCGCTAGTTGTGAAGACTTGTTAGAACGGTAACCCCATTGGTAACCACCTCCTATTGGTTCACCCTCTACCCTAACGGATCTATTAAGTGCATAACCTGTTAGCGTAACCCAACCTTTATTATCGTTAGTTAGCCGCATTATTTTCTCCTTATCCATAAATACTTTTTTAATGAACTCCAAAAATACTAAAATTTTGCGGCTAAACAAAATTTAATTTACTAATAAACTTTTAAGGCCAGCCATTTATTTGGATCCGACACTGCATCCACCTTTACAAATAGCACTGTTTTATTGCTTACAGTACTTAAAGTGAAATCACCCGCAAACTCTATATTTCCTGTATCTACAATTGGGTAATTATAGTCTTTGAAAATCATTATTTTTTCCGTCCCAACAGGAGAACTATCCACAAGGTTTTTTATCGACGTAATAGATGATTCGCCCTATCATCATTAACATACAGAATACGTTGGGGTGGCAATGTTAAATTACCTTGAGCATCCAGCGGAAATAAGGGAAAGCTGGCATTATACTCAATGAGGCCAGCACTAAAAGGTTGATTCATTTTTATTTCCGTATCCTCTATGCCGGTTTTAAGTGATTCATTTTCCCACTGTGAACCATCATATAGAAGTATATCTCTGTTACCGGGAGAAGATAGGCTGACATCCTTCAAAGAAGCAAGATAGTCTATAAGAGGGTGATCGGCTTTAGTGTACACCGCACCGCTTAGGTCGGTAGAATTTTGAGGTACAAGTAAGTAACCCAATACCACCTGTTCATTGGGTATTGTAAGTGTGGGTTTACTAGGGTTAACCGAAGGTACGCCTTGTATCACTACGTATAAAGCCGCAGCACCTCCCTTAGATTTAATATACCGATGTTGCCCTACAATCAAATCAATTCTGTCGTTGCTCGAATCTCCATCGGTGATAGGGATGGTAATAGAACTATCCTCAGTAATAACCACGCCTTGTTTACTTTTCCAAACACCCATGGGGTCGGACTTCGTTAAATCCTGTTTTACTTTGGTTTCTTCATGCTCAAGAATTAAATTCATTCCCGACTGTAGATTAGCGGTAAAACCACTATATAAACCATAAGGTAGTATGGTTAAATTCTGCCAATTTAACCTGAATGTGTTATCGTCATCCTTCCAATTCCAAAATTTTTCTTGACTCATTTTTTCTTGTGTTTATTAATTTTACTTCTAACTATTCTAACGATGTTTATATTTAAGTACCCCCAACCGAAAGCAAACAGCATTTTCGATACATCGACTGAAAATATGAGAGTTTCAATTCTGGATTCAAACCTTGCGGCTAAGAATGTGCCCAAAACCCAGAAAAGTAAATCCTGCCAATTATGCCTCACAAAGTATTTGAATGAGAACTCTGAATTGCTTTTATCTGAATATCTAATAAAAGAAAAGACAGTGAATCCAAAAAAAGAAAATATATAAAAGCTAATATAGTAGCCTATGTTTTCCGAGCCTAGTAAGTGATTTAAAATTTCCATTATTTATCTTTTAGTTTTTTAATTTCTTTTCTTTTTTTAATAATCGAGAAAATGAGATATATTATACCTAAACTAGATACTATGCTAGATAAAATAAACGTAACATCGCTCTGTGAAACGGAGCCGGCGGCTCTAACAATCCAGCTGGTTATGATAATAATAAATGTGTTGGGGATACTTAGGTTGCCGTCGAATTCCATAGGTTTTTCTAAATGTTTCATACTATCAAAGTTTGTTTATTAAACTTTTTAGTTTTAAATTGATTAAAAAAAAGTCGCAAAACTTACTATAACCCTTTGTCCGTAGGTACTTCCGCAATAGCCTCTAACATAAATATCATACTCCGTTGTTGAACTTAGGTTTTGTAATTGGTACGAAGGAGAACCAACCACAGTTTCAATAATACCCGTGCCGGGAGTGTGACCTGGAGGGCCATACTCAAGTTCCCAACTGGTCGCAAAACTTAACTCAGTCCAGCTAATATCAGCTGAATTGTCTGTTATACTATCAGCTTCAAATCTACTATTTGAGAGCAAATATCTATCTGTACAAATTCTACAATACCAAGTTTCAATTTGTTTCCTGTCCAAAAATAACTAACTTCATAAAGTCCGGCAGGTAATGTTATACTTCCATAACCTACAGTTGCCCCTGATGGTGGATAGATTGTGCTAAAATCTGTTGTCAGCATAATATTGCTACCATCCGATTTCAATTCAAATTTACCTCCTCCGCCAACGACAGCATCTGTTTTATCAACCGTTAAATTAATATCTGCCGATTGAGTGTACCTATTTGTCTCCACACTTAGGTAGTATTTATCTACTTTTAATTCTTCGCTAAAGGGAATTAAAGTAGGTTTAAATTTACCTTCTGCATAGTCCAGTGTGTCGAGCATAACTTCCTGTACATCATCACCGGAAACATCTTTGACGGAGTTAGAGTAAACCGTATTCTGTATCTTCTGCGTTAAAGTTGCATAATCCATATCTATTTAAAATTAATTAAAACTAAGGTTAAAACTATTGTCAAAACTGCCCTGCCAAGTTAGCAATTTTGCATTTATAGGCTGGTTAAATTGGATTATATTTTCAATAGCCCTTTTTAATTCAGGCGTTAAAGTACCAATATTGCCCAGAGCAAGCTCATACTCCACACAATTATTGCAATTCATATCAAATACCCTGTCGGGGTTATCAAAATTAGTGTCATCAAAAGAAAACGTAGATGTTGATAATGTAACGCTATTCACAGTAATACCCAGAATACCGAACATCAAATCTAAACCCTCCCTAGTGCCTTTCATTCGAACCCATTTTGGGAAATATTTTATAGTCTTCCTTCGCCACTTTTCCGTACTGAAATATGTAAGGTCGATACCTAAACTACTTTCACGTAAAGATAGGAATTGAGACAACATTTCCTGTGGGTCGAGGTTATCTTTAACCATGTCTTCAATATGCTGAATTATAACATCGTCAATGTCTTCACCGACGATTTCATTATAGCGTTCCAAAGTACCTTTGCCATTAGAATCTTTATTGGAATCCTTCTCATTGAAGTAATTACCAAAAAAAGAGTATATTATTTCCTTGACTGAGAACATATCTAATTTATTGTTATGTCAGACGGCGAAGATACAGGCAAACTGGGGCCTTGAACGTTTAAATTGCCGAAATAAGGGTAGGAGTAAAACTCCCAAGCCATGCCTACTGAATAATTACCTGATAAAACTGTTATTTCAATGTCTGTAAAAGTAATCAAATCGCCTACTGCATAGTTTCCTGCCACACTGTTATTTCTATACAAATCAAAAGAATTTGAACTCGTCATACCTATTCGCCATTTATCCGTACTGCTACTGGGTTTTAGTATGTTTATTTCTGCATTTAAACTTGTGTTAGTGCCGGGCACTCTACTAGCGTAAGGTACCGGCTTCATTATTTTAATAGTGCTGTGTGACACGCCTTCTGTTGTTTCTATTATTTCATACAAATCGGATAGATAAACATTGCCCATTATATTTTGATTTTTAAAACTTAAAAAATCCACTAGACTATCTGTAACCTTTTGCTCAACGTCTGCAAGGTCGTAGCCGTTTCTTGCGACCAAATCCAAATTCAAAATAAGGTGAACCTCGCCAGCCGGGCGCACTTCCACCTCCAAAGTAAATATCTTACGATTATCAATCCATTCCTGTACTTCTGCCAGCAGAGTAGGGTTAGCAACCCCACCACCAAGTGGTACAATATAATCCTGTATGGCAGTAGAGCATTCAAACTCAATGCCTGCCTTAGCCACCCCCGCATGAAGTTCAGTAACATCTATAAAGTCTTGTAGCGATACCGCTCTATCTAAGGTGCGTATAGACTTGGGTATTCTCCTTTTAATGAGTTCTACGGACTCCACACCGAACCCACCAGTACTTGGGTCATTATTAGTTACGCTGACCGTAGGCGTGCTCATGGGTGGCAACACTTTAGTAATAGTCTCCGACCCCACGTTACCTTCTGTACCCCTGCTGGTTTTATAACTAACTTCAATCGGCATTCCAGTTGTGGGTATTTTCCCATTAATATCGTCCCCAAACTTTATAATAATATTCCTGTCCTCGTCTGCGGTCTGCACAAAATGCTTGTCAGTGCCAACACTGAATGCGAAGGTATTCTTTATAACCCACCCTACGTTATTGATCTTTACTATAACACTATTGTCCACTACATTACCATCTACCAGTATGAAAACTTGTTGTTCAGAACCGTCCGAAGTTCCAACAGTGTAATAAGGCGTTTTCTCGTATTGCGCAACAGGAACTTCAACATTTATATTTCCAGCTTGTATTATTTTTTGTTCTTGTGTATAAAAAACAATGCCATCCTCAGTCTCTAATTTCGTATCTTTTGGAATAGTTACAGGGCTTGCCTCTACCGCATCAAGGTAGAAAGTAACCATCCCACTGCTTGGAATGTACGCCTTAATTCTGTAGTCGTATGAGTTTGCTATTTTTACTCCTGATTTGAATAAACGAAATGTAGAAAGGTGCGCCTCCCTTGCACCATTATCAATATAGTAACCCAGCATTTCTGCTATTCCTGCCCATACAGAGAGCATCCTAACAAGTGGGTTACTTTCTGTATGGTCTGTAATTTCGGGCGTATAGGTTGGCAGTAAAGATAAAACACTATTTTTTATCTGCAAATAACTTCTATCTAAATACCCTACCCAGTTGTTATTAAGTTTCATAAATTTATGTTTTTATTTTTCGATAAAAAGGATAAATAAAACTATCCACTTCATTTCTGCTGAGTACAGTGTAAGTTATGCGACAATCAACAGTTGTGTCACGCACATCAAAAATAACGTCTTTAATGGCAATCCTCTTTTCCCATTCGTTTAAGGCCCCCACAATGAACACTTTCATCAAGTCAATTAAAAGGTCGTCATTAACCTCAAATATAAGTTCTCTCAACCTACTTCCGTATTGTGGTAGAAAGAACCGCCCACCTTTAGGGGTGTTCAAAATATCTACAATAGACTGTTGAATAAGTAAATTGTCGCTTACTAAATTAGCCGAACCGTCTACAAGATTCAAAGGAAATTGCAAGCCTACGCCTAAATACTCGCTCATACTGCAAATGTATTCATTTTACGTGACAGTTCCAGTTCCCGTACCTATACTGTTAACTACAAACCCGTTATAACCCGCACCAACTGCTTGCGTATTGACCGCAACAGTGCCCGACTTAACGAATATATCTATTGCTGTAGATAATTCACTCGCAAATGTATCTTGCGCAGCGACTGAACTGTCTTCTTTACTTGATTTCTTTTGTGCAGCAATAATTGCGGCTTTCAAACCTGCTTTATTTAATGCCATTATTTATCTATGGTTACCTTTTTAGATTTAAAATACTTCCATTTAGTTTTCCACTTAGTAACAAGCGTTGCCCACTGTGGAGAGGTGCTAAGTAAGTTAGTAACACCCGTGCTTGTGGTTATGGTACCGACATTTCCTAAATCCACTATAAATTCATTAAGCAAGTCCATTGCTTTGTCTCCTAGAACGGCAGGCTCGTCACTCCCATCCAAAGAACCTAAACTGATTTTATCTGTAACAACAGAAACGCCGTTTCTATTAAGCTCCACAATGTTGCCGTGAGCATCTTTTATTCGTATTAGCTTATCTTTGTCGTCAAACACAATTCTATTACCAGAGGTCGTCTGTAGTACCTTCACATCAGGGTCAGCGTCTTTGGGTACAGAACCTTTAACCCACCAACCGTATTCCCACAAAGGAAATCTAACATCACCTTTCTCGAATGAAACCCAAACCTTATCGCCTTCGTTTGGCAGCCAGAAAGAGCCAATATCCTTTCCAGAGTACAATCCTTTTGGGTACGCCCATGTTTCGTAGACTTCCTGCCCATAAACATCAGGCACTTTCAATTGAAGTCTGCCTAGGTTATCTGGGTCTTTATTTGAGTGTACCGTGCCTTTATAGGAGGCGTAATACCTCCCAAAATATTCTAATCCGTTATCTTTTATATCTTTGCTAGTCAAGTATCACGCCCTCCGCATTTACTGTTATTGGTATTATCTGCCCATCTTTGGGGTCTTCGTCTCCAACAGAAGTATTAGCATCTGTTGCTTTATTGTCGTCTGCTTTATCTGAGACTTTTGTTTTATTACCCATGCTTGTTCCATTTCTTTTCAAATCTAAACTAGTAGTGTACCCACCCTCTGTTAAGCTGTGGGTAACTTTCACGACGTACCAATTACCTTTATGCCTGTTGGCTACCCCAGCAACTGTAATTATAACATTAGGTACTATCGAAGGTTGCCCAGTCAACCTCAGTTTTCCTGTGAAGGAATCTAAAGTGGCTTGCTTCTTCTTGCTGTTCGCCACATTCTCAGCTTCCTGTTTATCGCTTGTCGGTTCATTTATGTTTCTGCTCGGAAAAAACAACCCTTCCTTTACCCCTACCTTAACGCCTAATCCCGGCCCGGCTGCTTGCACAACTTCGCCTTCTGAATTTACCTTGGTGTAACTTATGCCAGGCGTATTTGGGGTTGTTTTTTTTATCGGGGCGGCTTCTGTAAAAAACCCCCCTCTTACTCCTACCTTAACACCTAACCCTGGGCCGGTCGATCCCACAACTTCACCAGCTGAATTTACCCTAGTGTAATTTAGGTTGTGCGTACCCAAAGTGCCTGTTTTCTCTTCTGTCTCGTTGTTCACCTCTTTTTCTTCTTCTGTACCTTGCTTCTTATCCCCACTAGAGATATTCACAGCAGTAGCCGCCCCATCTTGAGAGCTTGTATTTTCAGTAGCTGAGAAGCCTTTAACCGTGCCGTCTTCACTTTTGTAATCAAACAATCTGACGCTTTTACGTTTTAAATCACGCTGTTTGAAAAATAAAGTAGTGCCTCGAATGTAGGTTATGTATGTCCCCGACTTCTCACGTTCTGCCAAGTAACCCAAAAAAGTGGAATCAGTTCTGTTGCCTTGTGGCAATTGATCCCAAACTTTATCTGTTTTCTCTATATCGTATTCCATGCCATACTTAACAGCTATTTCTTTGGCTATATCTGAACTAGTCTTTTTCTTCCATATTTTATTGGAGGGCACTTTTCTAAGAACAGTGCCCAAATCCAAACAAGTAATAGTGCCCGTAATCTCGCCACTGTAGTTATATTTAATATCCGAAATCCTCGATTTGTGTACTTCAGATAATTGTAAACCTATGTACCCAAATTTAAAATAAACGATATTACCCGCAGCAATTTTCTCGTCAAATTTATCGTCTACCACCATTTTAAAGGTGAGTAAACTGTCCTCTTCTGAGCAATCCTCAAAAACAAATCGAGTGCACAAATCAGTAATATCTTCTTTGTCCTTTCCGATATATATTTTGTAATACGGTGCTAACATTACTGTAGGTTAATGAGTACATTATTTATATTAGGTATAATTATTTCTTTGCCTAGTAAATCGGTCAAGTCCATTGGATTGTGTATTTGATTTGCGTCCGCTATAATCCACCAAAGTTTTGAAGCGTCCTCCATAGTGTTCTTATAACTGTTGTGAGCAATAAGGAGAAGGCTATCTGAATTGGTAACTGTATGGTACTTGTCTTTGGTTTCGCCTTCCAACCGCATCTTTTCTCTCAAAAGCAATTTATTCTCACCTAAGTCTACTATCCTACCGTTTCTGTATATGTTATTGCTCGTAAGTTTTATTTCCATAACGCATCATTTATTGATCTATTTTTCACTGTATCTAAGATTAGGCTAACCTCTACGGTAGCTTGTTTTGGCAGCGACCCAAAGTCTTTAGCAAACATTTTGTAATCAATATCCACACTTTCAATGAGCCATATTTCAGTAGCCTTAAATAACCGACCGAATGTAAGTCTTATCCTTTCTGGAGGCTCGTCAAACCCATTATTCATAGTCCAACTTTCCAAAAGTCTACACTTCTCAACTACGTCCTCCCTATTATCTTGCTCTGAGTAGAAATCCAAAGTTAAATGCAGGCTGTTACTCCCACCTGTATATTGATATATAGGGTTGTTCCTGCCTAGTATAGCTATTTCTGCCCAGTTAGCTCCACGACTAATGCCTAGTTTAGTTGGCACATACTGTATCTCTAACTTTTTTAAACTGCTTAGAGCTGTTAAATACATTTTACCTTCCGTAGTTGCCATTATTCTTTTCTTGATTTATTCCTTTTCTGCTTTTCTATAATTTGTTCTGAAATAGCTTCGCCATCCATTTCATTTCTTATGATAATGGGTTGCATTTTTTCTTGTGTAGTATTGTTATTATTAGTCACTGTTTTTTGCCCACTCATAGGTATAAAATGATTTCCAGAAGCAACCGAAACAGGAGCAGGAGTGTTGGTTGCCCCACCACCTCCACCGCTGTTATTAACGCCTTGCCCTGAACCATCTCCGCCCCCAAATAAGCCAGAAATAGAATTTCCGATAGATTCAAAAGGGCTGGTAATAAAACCAACTAACCCGGCCGCTGCGTTTTTTACCCAGTCAACAAGCGCACGCCATCCTGACTTGATACCGCCCCAAACAGAGGACACAATATTTGAGCCTAAGTCGTACATAGAAGTACCCAATGAAACAAATATATCCATGAGCCACGCCACCTTATCTGAAATCCATGTAAATACTGTACTTATTACGTTCCAAATAGCCATAAATATAGTCTTGTAGATATTGAAAATAAACATCAAATATGCCTTTACTACTTTCCAAATACCTATAGAGACGAACTTAATAAAATCCCAAATTTTTGTGAACACGAATTTAATAAACTCCCAAGTTTTTGTAAATATCTGAAATTGTTTTTGAAGTTGGATAAGGGTGGCCACTAGAATTACAATGCCTAGTATAATCCAAGTAATAGGATTGGCAAGTAAAGCGACTGTATTAGCCCAAATAGCCGTAGTAGCAATAGCCTGAGCGGCTGCATAAACTGTAAGAGCGACCGCAAGTGCACCCAAACCAATAGCTATATATTTTAATACCCCCTTCGTGAAAGGGCTTAAACTCTTCCACCAATCGACAAAAACAGTAATAACTTTAGACACAGCAGCTGCAATAGCTCCGAAAGCAGGCCGTAATTTCTTGCCTACTTGTATTACAAGGGCACTCACTTTATTTTTAAGTTTAGCTATTTGTGCCGCTGCATTTTCATTTTTGATATTATATTCACCCATAACAGAGTTAGTGCCTTTCAATGCAGCTTTAACTTGCTTTTGTTTATCCGTTAATTTACCCATGTTTTTAGTTAAAACGCCTAAAACAGCCTTCAAACCATCGCCATTAATTCCTAAATCTTTTAATAGCGCATTATATTCAATACCTTCTAAATTTGAACCTTTTAAACCCTTCATAAATACAGTTAAAGCCTCATTCGCATCATTATTTAATATGTCTGCAAATTTCTTAGAACTCATTCCTGCAACATTAGCAAACTTTGTATAATTATTTGACATAGTTGAAAGTAGTCGAGCTGTACCTGATCCTGCAATCTCTGCTCTCAGGCCTCCTTCCTCCAATACTGCAGCAAGTCCTAAAATATCGCTACTCGCTATTTTTAAACCGGCTGTTCTACTTAAAATACGCTTAGCCATATTTGAAACTGTACCTGCGGTCGCCTGTCCAGAAGAACTTAAAGAGTTTAAGGCATTACCTATGTGCAGAACATCGGAGCCTACATCATCAGTCTTGAAATCGGACATAACGTTACGCAACTTACCGACTGAATTAGTCATTTCATCCACACCGCCGAATTCATCTCCTATAGCTACTCCTAAAACATTCACAGATTTAGTGAAACCCTCTATACCTTTTTTGCCGATACCCATTTGACCACCAATAGCTGCTATAGTAACTAAATCATCCGCTGAGGTTCGGGTTTTCTTACTCATCTCAAGTATGGTATTTCCGAACGTTTCGGTTTCCTTTTCTGTAAGACCGACAGTCTTTCGGACATCTGCCATGTGGTCGTCAAACTTAACGAACTGTTTATAGGCTGCTGCGGCTGCAACGCCTAATCCGATTAAAGCTATAGAACCGTAAGCTGCTATGGCTTTGGCGTGTTGTTTTATGGTGCCGTTGAATTTTTTGAAGTTCCTAGAAGCAGAGGAGCTAAGGCCACGCATCTTACCTTGTATCCTATTGGCGGTTTTGGAGAACCTGTCTTTCAAGGTAAAAGAAATACCCATTCCTAAATCACTACCTCCGAAACTGCCTGTTGCCATAACTATCTACTATTTACTATTTTCTTCTTCATACTTACGTTGTGCTTTAATCCAACTTTTAAGAGAACACCGTTCATCATAAGACAAAGATAAGAAATCTTCGTATCCCATCGGGAGACTGCTACCATAAGTCAAGTAGCAATAGTCATTTATTAGAGTGCTTCTGATGGGAAGAAAAAAGCCGTAATGCCTAACACGTCCTCTCTAAGGTCGTCCTCACCTAATTCGCTATTTGGATGTTCAAAAACAATTTCAGTGTCTACAAAGCCTTCATGTAGCTTAATTTCCTTTCTCAAATGTTCTATATCCATATAACTTAGTTCATCCAAGTCAAGTTGGATTGGTACAGCTTCATTACCACCTTCTTTTTTATGGAAGTAAACAGGCCTTCTCATTTTCAAAAGCGTGTGAGAACTTCTATCTGCTTTCTTTGCCGCACTTCCAATAGCTTCGCCACGCCCATCCAGCATTGTAAATCTAACCTCTTTACCGCTTCTTGGCAGAGTAATAAATTTATCTTTGTTCTCGAGTACATCCGCATAGTCGGTATAATCGGCATCCACTAGTCCTTCTTCGCCTTCTCTTTTCACAGTCCTAGAAGGAAAGTTTCCGTCTTCCAAATGAACATTAACTTCGTGTGTTTGTTTTGTGTTGTCCAAATCTCTATAGTCGTAAGTGAATGAGAAAGTCTCTTCAAACCCCAATGAGAATTGCCTAATCTCTACTAAGGCTTTCTTCTTATCGCACGATAGCATACCTTTAATAAACTCTTCGTCTATCTGTCTTTCGTCTCCTATCCGTACGATAACGTCGGATAACATAGCGGACAGCTTTTTTTCGAAGTCTTTTGACCCTGCTGTTAGCATCTTTTGGTGCTTTCCTGTGAGTTCTTTTATTTCACATTCTACACCGCTTAATAAATTGAACACATGAGTTGTTTCCATTGTATTTTTTTTTAGTGAAAAAACCCGAATGATTATCATTCAGGTCTTTCTATATGATAATTGAATTATTTTTTACTTTATCTTTACGACCTTATCTACCGAAAGCGTTACCGTTTCCGTAACGTTATCGCTTTGATTGCCTCGTACGTAGTTGTCCTCAGACACCTCTTTAACCCAGCAACCTTGCCATAACCAAATGTTAGTTGCAATACCATTATGGGCTAATTCTTTAAAGATAATATCTCTTTTATACTCCAACGCTAATCCACCTCTTTTTAGATTCATGTCTTGCGCCTGGTTAAGCCATAACCACGCAAAACTGTCACCTTCAGGGGTTGGCTTAATCTTCTTAAGCTCTGCATCACCTACTTCAACCCCACCAGCTGTTTTGATGGTGGAATTATAGTCTCCATGTTCGGCTGCCTGAACAGAAACACTAGGCTTCTGTACTTCTTGTATTAAGAATTGATCAATGCCATTTATCTCGATGGCGAAATTAAATACTTTACTGGGGTCTGTATATGGCATAATTTATTTTTTTTTATTTTAGAACTTTAAACGAAGCACCTGAATTGGTGGTTGTAACACTAAATCCAATATATTTCAAAGCTACTTTAGGCTTAATCCAAATATTGAAAATGTACTTTCCAGCATCTATGTTGCCGCTATCGTTAATTTGAATATCATCAATGCTGTCAACAAACTGGTCTCCTTGGTATAAGAAATCCCAAACACCTCGTTGGTCTTTGATACTTCTTAGGTAAGGCTCTATACTTCTGTAAATAGTCTTCCAAGTCTCAATATCGTTAGGCTCAAACAACGATTTCTTGGCTAGTGGTGGGATAACTCTAAATAAGAAGATAACTAAATCACAAACATTTGTGAATTTAAATAATGTATCATCTTTACTTAGGCTTCCATTACCCCAAATTGTAATTCCGTAATCTCTATCATCTACAATTGCATTAATGCCGGCAGAATCTACTTTATCAAATTCCGCAGTACGTGCAGGAGAAGCTAAATTGTAGGTAATTCCTAGGTTTTTACCTAAGCCCCCACGTTCTTTTCCTGCTACTGAAATCCAAGATGGGTAGTCCGCACTCTTAGCACTGATAGCTCCGATAACGTCTCCGATAACCGAAATTCTTTTCTCACCCACCCCTGTTGGGTTTTGGATAACCAAAGTACCGTAGTACATATCTCCATAAAGGCTGTCGATCGGGTCTCCGCCTGCGTAGGTATCTATTCTTTGTCTGTACTCAACAGCAGTAGCACCGCTGATACTAATTGGAGTTCTTAGAATGGCTCTACAATCTTGTCTTGTTTCACAGTAACCGATAAGCAAATCATCAATATCAGGGTCTGCCATGTGCGGAATGGCGATTTTAAAGAAATCCGTATCCTTATCAAATGAATGAATGCCTGTACCGGCAGTTAAGTTACCTTCGTAATCTGCAGTAACTACCGTAGTGGCATCGTAAGAACCTCCAGCTAACGCATAATCGGCAGAAGCACCCAGCTCCCCACCAACTGCTGCAGTGTCGGCAAACTTAGCCAAATCGCTTTGAGCGTTAAATTTATCTATGTCGTCTTGTGTCAGTGTGCTATTAATCTCGAAAATAGTTTTATCTAAATTCGGACTGCCTGCCAAACTAACTTTAATATCTCTTTTGTTAGCATCCCCACTTGCAGCGTCTAAAACTTTTACTGTAATATCATCACCCCAGCTTCCGATGCTTGCAGCTTCGACATCAATAATATTAGGTGTAGTGGCTACGCTTATTGTAGATTTAGCACCTACGAGTGTTGCAAGGTCTTCCGCATCGGTATAATGCCCAGCCCTTGCAACTCTAATCACACCACCACGCTCTAAAACTCTGATGCAGTATAAAGGGAAATCGCTGTCTTCTAGTAAGTCACCAAAATTGGCTTTAAATTCATCCACAGAGCCCACAACCCGGCTTTTACCGACTTCGCCACGTTCCGTTGCGCCCATGAGGGCAATGATTCCAGAAGATGCTGTATTAACTATGGAAGATAAATCTACTATTTTACCTTCTACTCTCGCTCTACCTGTTGGTTGCATAACGCTATATTTTAATTAGAAACAAAGGTAAGAATAAATTAAAGATTAATCAACGACCTTTGAAATTGCCTCAGCAATCCTGCTGTATTTTCAGATAATTTTCCCATATAAGTTTACGGTATTGTTCGCTGTTTTTAAATTCGCTGCCTGTATCGAATATAACGGTCAATGACATATCAAAAAACTTACCAGCTTGCGCTTCTGTCCAGTCTCTATCAACAATGATATAACACTCACCCATAGCGGCGTTTGTAATATGTATTTGCTTTTGGTCCGCACTAGGGGTTTTAACCCACTCCGTACTCGCAGGAGGGTTACACAATTCTATGATAACTTCGACATTGTTCAAGTTAATTTCAACAGCGTCCTTGTCTTTAATCCTGAACTTTATCTTTATATCCGTGCCGCCTATAATTTTATTTCTGTCCATAATCAGTCAGTTTGAATTTCGCCTTCATTGTAGTATTCGCTTTTGAGTGTTAAATTGAATTCAATGCTGCTAAGAGGCACAACATCTTTTCTTAATGTTTGCATGCCACCTAACCAAACACCGGTAACTGAATATCTAAACACACGCTCAAGTAGGGTGGTAGCCGTAACGTTATTATCACCATTGAAAACAATATTTATTGCTTTGCTACCTGTCTTATTGTAATCATACACAATTTTTTTGTATATACCGCCTCCAAAAACATCCATAATAATATTACTCATTATCCTCTCGTATTTAGCATTATTAGACATAATACGGAAACCGTAAGAAATATCGAAGCTATTTCTTGGTAGTGTAACTTTATCCCAAGTAGTGGGGCTTGTCTTATTGAATTGAATAGCAGGCGCACCGCCTAAAGAGCCAATATTTAAATTATCCCTACTTATCATAATTTTACACGATGATTTGTTATCTTTTGACTCAGTCGCCGAAACTCCAAAAACTTCGATCACTTGATCGCCTGCATCTAATATGGACTGCTTGTAGGAAACATATTCATCAGGTGTACTCATATTAGTAACATCAGGAAGGTGCCCCTCTTCTACCAACTTCAAACGTATGCACTCATACAAAGTCCTATCAATTTCTTCTAATGTAATTACCTCTACCATTTTAGCTTTACTTTTCGCATGAATATTTTAGCCGGAGTGGAACTACTCTTATTGAACCACTTTACAGTCTCCTTAAAAGTAGGTTTCCATAAAGGGCGTTTAGGTATACCTGCTCCCTTACTACCGAACTCATGAACTGCGGCTATATCTGCTATCTTAGTTCCGTCACTGTCTGTTGCGTGCTTAGTAACCCCTACATAAGCCGTACCTTTACCTACCCAACTTGTGATAGCTTGGAAGTAATCGGAAGTGGCAATCAATATATTTTCGGAATAACCTTTCCTAACTTTAGCTGATATTGTAGCTGGCTTTAACGAAGTCCAACCTAAATCTTGAGTACCCATGTGTTTCTTAGCGGTACCTTCTGCTTTCAAGCCCCACTTTTTAAGGGACTCCTCCCTAGCATCCTCCATATCCTTAGCCAAGTCGTGGGTAATACGCCCAACTTTATCCCAATCGCCTATTTTTCTAGCTCCTTTCACGGCTTAAAGTTTTCTGGTAGAGGCAAACTGTTGAACCTAATATTAGAGAAGTTCCTTAGCCTGCCTTTAACAATAACAAGAACGTCCTTCTTGCTTAGCGGGCCATCATACTTAACCTCATAAACTTTGTACATCTTACCTTTCGATTTGAAATAATCTTTTGTAGGATCGAATGCTGCTTGGAACTCTGCGTTTATCAATCCCTTTTCCTGCAAATAATCTAAATTGAAAGTTACTGTTATTTCTTTTAGATTTTCGCTACCTTCCGTCGATTCGTCGACTGGTTCATCCTCGTTTTCTTGCAAGGCATCTAGTTCAATGGAAAAGTAGTACTTGTCCCCACGTCCTTCCTGCCATCGGTCGATGCTGTCTCCACCAATGTAATAGGTTATCGGAGTTATGGCAAAGGTATCTGTGACGCTTCTTATGGCATCTCTAATTTCTAACTTATCTGCTGCTGATAATAAACTCATATCTTACCCTCTTTCTGGTATATCTTTACATCCGCAGCCACCCCCAGCAACTACTATAAAAGGGGCTGCACTGTACCCCATCATTATTTCTACCGCAATAGAACAATCATCGCAAATATCTATTAAACAACCTAAAGTTCTAGCCTTTCTGATAGCACTTTTTTTGTATTTCATTAACAAGTCTCCACCCGACATATTTAAAGAAGCCCCTGACTTGCTGTTAAACTGAGACCACTCAACTGAAACAGAACCAGCGGTCGCACTTGTTAGTACTTTTTTATCGCCCGGAGTAACAGTTTCACTGCTGCTAGATACACCGCCTGCATTGGCAACCATTTGGATAATCAAAATGTAAACGCTTACAATGTCTGCAATAATAGATTTCTGTAAAACTGTGTATTTAGCCTCGTCCCCTATGTCTTCTGGCTCCACTCCAAAGCAAGCCCCAAGCTCGTGCATAACCTCCAAAGTAAAATTGGAAACAAGCTCTTCATTGTTTGTAGTGTCTTCCAGAAAAGGAAGCCTATTCTTAACCATTTTGTAAACGGTTAAATCGACTGATTCATGTACGGGTTGTGCCATAATAGTAATAAAAAAAGAGCCTACAAATTATGCAGGCTCTCAAAACAAATTAAAAAAAAAAGAATCAATTATTAATTATTTTCCAATATAGATACTAATTCTGAATTGGTTGCTTTTTCATTATAAGTTAAACCTCTCTCGTCGAGTAAGCTTTGCAGTTCGGCTTTCTTTAAATCCGAGTAGTTTTCGCTACCATTGTCACCTAAATCCTCAGGGGCAGTAACCTTGTTAGACTTTGCTTTCACTTCGACAACAACGCCATTTTTTAAAGCTTTCTTAACCTTGTCGGTTCTTCTGAACTTAACTTCGTCCGAACCTGTGACAGTCCGACCTTGTGATATGTCGTGAAATATAGAACCTGTGTCTACTAATTTTAATGTTATATCATTCATAATTTTCTCTTTTTAGTGGCTAATCTATTTTAACATTCTGTGCATTGAATACATCGAGGTACGATGGGTATGCTGTTTCAGCACCTCCATTCATAACAATAAATGCGTCTCTAAATAACTTAGCAAATCCCGTCGTGATGGTAACATACGTACCATTCATTTGACGTTCTGCGATTCTCTCGCTTTCAGTTGTAAGGGCAGAAGCATTAAGCTTAATCATTGCTGATGTCTTATCAATGAACCCTAATTTGGCCACAGCAGGCATTGCACCGTGAATCAAATAATCTTGATTCTGTGGAATTGGCGTTCTTAAATTCAAATTCTGCTTGGAATTACCTAAATTAGGACTCCATTTTGAGAATTCGTCCATTGTAAGAACATCCAACGCAACCGCCTCATTCGAGATAAGTGCTGTTGGCGTTCTGCCTAACAAGCCCATTCTGATCCAAAGCTTAAGCATATCTCTATACGCAATACCAGTGGTGGAACTTGCTACTCCCACAACTGGTGCGCCAGAGTTAGGAGAACCATCCCCATTAAGTAAAACATCTACTGCCATTGTGTCTAATCCAAGACCAAGCTTAACGCCTGCATCCTGTAAATACAAAGACAAAATATTTAAAGAAACGTATTCTTGTACCTCGTCGGAAATTTTTAGTCCCGTGCCCATTTTCTGCAACTTCACATCCTTCTCACCAAATGAAACACTGCCTACCGGTATGGTCTCAGTTTCGTGGATAATTTCTGGAATCGCATCTGACATATTAACAGAAGGCATAGTTACTTTTTTCTGAGTAACGGTTTCTTCTGATGCAATCAAATCGGGATATATAGGATTTCTTCGCAAACCTAAACGAACAGCTTCTCGAACTATCTCAGGTCGTAACCATCGGTAGCCTTCTTCAAAATCAGGCATACTTGCCAAGTTCTCCATAGTATGGAAGCTTGGATTAATACCTAAAGTTTGGTAGAAACTATCTAAGTTTCCAAAACCATACTTAGATTTTATGAACTGTTCAATACTTAAGTCAACAGCTCTATCGGACTGGTCGCCTTTTCTCAAGGCATCCACTTGCCGTACAGCTGATTTCATGTCGAGAAGTATATTCGACTTAATATCAGAGGCGGACAAAAGTCCACTTCCTTTAGTGTCTCCAGAAGGTACTTTACCTTCTGTCTTAGTTAAAGTCTCTTTTACTTTCTTTGCGTTCTTATCGAATCTTTCTTGGCTCATATTACTATATTTTCTTTGTGTTGCTTCTTTTTTTCTTGCTGTTACGCTTCGTTCGTATTGTAGAATACTCTCAATACTCCAAACCACCCCATTTCGGTAGTGTTGACGTCTTCCAAAGCGATTGCAGTGACTTTGTTGCCACCTACTACTGCTTTTTTATATTTTGTGTACCCAGTATCAGATGGGGAAGCGTTATCTACGCCCGAAGCTTGTACTTCATCGCCCAATGCTACGGCACCGTCGGCAATACCGAAATAGATACCCACAAATTGTGTGGTAACTGTAACGGGGCCGCCATCTGAATCATTACATCCTACCGTAACAACACCAAATGGTATATCAATAACACCTGTAACAGGTTCGACCTCTCCAGTACTTGCGTTTAACTTTACAATAACACCTTTCATAACAGCTACGCTGCTTGTGTAACCGTGGTTTATAGACCAGCTTTCTTCCTTCTTTGCTGTCGTTTGTCTTGTAGTTCCTAATGTATTCATATCTTAATTAATTTTCATTCGTGGTTTGTCGTATTCGCTTCTCAAGTCGTCTGTAGTAATCCCTGCGATTGCCTCTCCATCCTCACCATCTTTGTCGACGTATGTGGATTGAAAAGTAAATTCACCTGAACCACAATCCTTGCATTTACCTGTAAACTTGCCTGTAGCTGTTTTGGTGTATTGCTTTAAAAGTCCTTCAACTTCATCAGTAGTGGCTTTATCAAATAGAGACACGACAGAAGCCTCAGCTTTGTCCCACCCACTGTCAACTTGTATAATCTAATTGCTTCGTCTTTTTTCTGTTTGCTGAATTTCTTGCCTACTTTAGACATAGGCTCTAATTCAGAAATATTGGATTCCAGGCTCTCGATTTCATCCTCACTATCCTGTAATTTTTTTGCAAAATCTTTTTTAGATTTTCTCAACTTCTTAAGTTCTGCCTTGTTAGCAAACTCGTAGTCTTTATCGAAATTCTCGAAATCTACTTCTTCTTTACCTAAATTTTCTAAGGCTTGTTTTTTCAAAGCCACCAAAATAGCTAAATCACTCTCATCTTTTTCTGTTTTAAGTGAACCCACATCGAAATTTTCCAAAGCTTGTAATGCTTCTTTGTCGGTTGAATTTTTAGTTAGATTTAAAGAGCTGCCTAAAACGGCTATGAGAGTTGCTGCTAATTTATTCATATCAGATTTTTTTATTTCTTCCTTTCTTGACAAAGGTACAACATTCTCGTCAATCCCAAAGCCGATTACGAATTTTTTTTGTTTTTCGTACCTATCCGTGTTCTCATTTGCCTCTTTACCGTAGGAAAGACTGCTTTTAAACCCGAACTTATTTTTTGCGTAGTTAGCTACAGCACTATGGTCAATGTGTATTAAATCGCCTTCTTCGTTAATTGCTTTAGCGAATGGGTCGGCACCTAGCCAAACCAGGGAGCTTTCATAATAGTCATTAATCTTAGTAACAACTCTACGCACAGTCGTACCATCACCGCCTAAAGTTCCAATGGCGTTGTTAAACTCACCTTCGCTGCTATAGTCGTGGCTCATTTCCCAATCGAAATCAACTGTAACTGAATTGGAAAATATACTTCCGAGTAATACGCCTCTAGCTACTTTAGGATTGGTTTTAGCATCTATAGAAACAATCCCATCAATACCTGAAGGTATTTTAACGCCTTTCTTAGTTACGCTGCCTGTCCATTTAACTGCCTTTACAACCCCCACCCAGTTATCTAAATCGGTTTCGTGATCTTTATACAGAGGTTTACCTTCTAATAAAGGCATTGACCCCTTTAATACTGACTCATTCTTACCAAAATCGGTAGCCTTCCAAGTTCCTGCACCTACAATAGTAGAAGAAATTAATCTAAATGGCACGTCAATAAAGTCTTCTTCTTTAGGTATAATATTTTGGTTATTAACCCCCTCATAAAACTTAGAGCTGTTAATCGAGCCGAATATAGAACCGAAGCTTTTAGTTTCAAACCCGTAACCGCCTTCTTTATCGTAAGGCATATTGATACCACTTGCACCAATGTTAACAGAGGCTTTAAAATCTTCTTTGCTGAAATTTAACTTGGAACTGTATCTCTTCTTCATCTTACAAATGTATTCATTTTTATTTTATAGAGGGCAGTGACCTCCCGAAGCCCATTCATCACGAAGTGTGGATGGGTAGTTCACAGCACTGCAATCACGTGGTCACGACAGTACGGATGATATGGAGGTCGATCTATGTCTTGCGACTGTAGAGTACTGGCCTCAACCCCTTTTAAGTCTTCGGGGCTTTTGTATTTAGCCGTCAGAAAAGGATTATCTACAGAAACGTAGTTAGGGTCGGAATTAGTTTGTTGGCGTATCTTTTCGATAGAGGTTTGAACAGAGAACTTCTTGCCCTGCATTTCTGCGCAGTAGCCGCACTGCAAGCGGTCACTCACGCCTATTATCTCAAAGTTCTTCACATTTGCCTGGTCCATATAATTAATAGCAGCCGTGTTGCGCATATTGTTGACGGTGGTGTCCACTATCTGCCTAACCTTCCAATCTTGCATCCCTAGAACCTTCTTAAATTCCTTTTGGAATGCGTTAATACCTTCTTTGTTGTCCCCTATCGGCAATTTCCTAGTTAAGTGCTGTTCTTTTATGAATGCGGTTATCTTGCTCTTTGTGCTTTTATCTGTTATGAATTTGCCTAGGTACATAGAATCTGAACGCTTGTAATAGTCTATTGCTCTTCTATCAATGGCATTGAAGCTGAATTTAGGGGCTTCCGAAGCGGCTGCTCCAAAGATACTTTTATCGCTTCTAAATTCTTTGTATGCAGAAGCCACAAAATTACGCACTACTTTTTTCTGGGGTTTTTTAAAGTTGTTATCCCAATTGTTATATAGCGTATAAATAACCGTGTCTATAATCTCCACTTCTGTTGCACCTTTACCTAATTTGGCGAGTGCCTCAGATATTTGCTTTGAAGCTTTCCTCGATGCTTCGCCATATACCCTGTTAGTGGAATCGAAGTATGCGGAAACAAATTCATTAACTGTTTTTGGGTCTTCTTTTGAAAATTCTAAAGCTTCCTTTGGATGGTCTCTACTTATATAAGGGAATTCATCTAAACCTTTGGTCAAACCAAATTCTAATTTTTTTATAGAGCTTTGTACATCGGTAGGGTCTTTATCAGGGTCGGTTCCAGATGGTCCATCGTCATCGTCATCATCATCATCAGATTGATTGGGAAAACCACCTTGCATGTGTTTTTCTGGATCTGCTACTTCTTCATACCCAGCCTCAGTTGCATAAGTTTCTATGCTTATAATTCCTTTCCTAAGTAAGCTGTCTAAATTTCTAAGTTTAATATTCGTTGCCTGCTCACGCTTAACGCTGTCACCTATCATAGGTGGGTCAAACTCCACAGTTAAGTACTCAATTGGAAAGCCTGCAAGTTGCAGATCCATTAAGAATAAGCTCTCTAAAAAACTAGCTACTTCCTTCTGGTAATTTACAATCTGTCTTGACATCTTTGCTAGAATTACCCTGCCCAAAGTTTCTGAGGTATTAAAACTGCGCCCAAACATTAAAGGGTCTTGCTTCAACCCTGACATAACCTTATGGTCATTCATATCATTTAATTCAGAACTTCCTTTGGCATCTGTGGTAGCGGTGTGCATTTTAAATTCGTGCATATCTTTGAAACCTGCTACGTATCCTTTAGACAGACCCTTTTCAATTTCTGGGATAACTCTGTCTAAATAGTCCTTAGTTCTACTGTAGTAAGCCGTATCGCCTTCATTAGGCTTAGGCTTAGGAGCATTAACCAATACTTCTAAAAATCCTAAAGTGCCTAATTTTTTAACTACATACTTGAAGTTCTCCTGCATGTCCCTGCCTATCGCTATGTTCTCCAAGGCCGCTAAAAATGGAGGCAGTGCATAAGGCTTATCCCCTATCCTGCTGATAGCCAAGTACTTATAAGTAACCGTGTTGAGTTTTACCAGCCCACCATCGTACTTCGTACCGATTGTGTCTATCTTTTGGTAAGGCTCGTAAGTGTCTAATTCTTTGCTGTAACTGAAACGTATATTTTTAGGTGCTACTTTTGTAACCTTCTTAACTCCGCTCAAGTCGTCTTCAGGGATAATCTCAGCAGATAATGCGCCCATCAAAGCCAATTGGCCTAATAAATCGTTTATCAAAACTCCCAAACCGCCTGTAAATGAGTACCACGAATTAGTATCTTTAGATTTCATTTTAATTCGTTTCTTCATTTTGCTCTGCATATCGTCCGATATGTCGCCATCAAAAGTTACTTTGTAATCTGTATGTCCTAATTCTTTAATGTTGGAAACAGCGTGAGAAAGGTCGGGATGGTAAGTTCCTAAAGTCTCCAAGGCATCCAGTAATTTCAAGCTGAAATCAGGCTTAGATGAATACATACCATCTATAAAGCTTTCTATCGTGCTGCTCTCTTCTGAGACAGAGCTTCTACCCCCTTTGACAGGAAGTTTGGCAGAAATAGTGGTGGTCTCCGCAGAGCGGCTCTCACTCATTATTTCGATAAAAGTGTTTTTATTATTCATCATCTACCGCTCCGAATACGTCCGTAATGCGCATAATTTTGTAATCATCCCCACCGTAGCGTAGATCGCTCCCGGCGTACTTACTGAAAAGTATTTTTTCGCCTACATATACTTTGTCCTCCTCCACTTCGCACTTCTCTATTCTCGTAGAAACACTTAGTATAGTGCCCTCAAGTGCGGCTTCTTCTGTTGCGGAATCTGGTATAATTATACCACTGTTTGTTACTAATTCGCCTTGGTCTTCTACTCTCACAAGAACCCTGTCCGCTAATAATCTAATTTCAAGTTTACCCATTTTCTTTTTTTAATTCATTTTAATTCGAAACAAATGTACACAAAAAAAGGGCGGGTGAACTAATACCCGCCCCTTCGCAACAACTAAAAACTACTCAAACAAGAGCAATTGTCTTAGTAGGTCTTGTCATGCCTTCTATGGCACTGCCTACATCTTATCGTTATATTTTTTACATCCCAAGCTAATTCAGACTTCCCCTCTTCTTGGCACTCTTTAACTGGTATGTCGTGCGAACAATCTAATATATCACTAGACATGCAGCAGTTTTCGCAGAATACGTAGCCATGCTCATCCTTCATATCGGTTAGCTTTTGTTCTTTAGCCTTCCTAATTCGACCGTCTATGACCGATTTTTTTATCCTTTCTCCATCGGATGTTTGGTAAGTGTTCACGGTACTTTTGCGTATTTTTAATTAAAGTTTTTGTTTTTAAAAGTTAATATTACATTAAAGTGTTTATTCTAAATGAAGAGAAATCTTCTAACACGCTGTTACCGTTAGTGTTTGTTGTCCATTCTATTCCATTGGCTCTTCTAAGATTATCTTCTGAATTATGAAGTCCACATTCTATCGCCATTCTTGAAATGATTCCTTTGATGCCCCTC